AAGGCAAAGAGAAGAAAAAGGAAAAGTCGGAGGAGATACATTCTTTTCTCTATGTAAAAAGTTTGAATCCACACAGACAAGAGAAAAAGAAGGGCGAATGGCGGAACTGCTTAAAATATCAATGAACAATAATACCGATAAGTTAAGAAATGCTATAGAATTTTTAGATGGAGAAAATGCTCCACAGCTACTAGACTCACAAACAATAGAATTAACAAAAGACCAATAATGAAAACAGCAATAGTAACCGGTTGCCCAGGACAAGACGCATCTTATTTATGCGAACTGCTTTTAGACAAGGGATATGCAGTATATGGCATACATAGAAGAAGTTCTACTCCAAAATTAAATGGAAACATGGATAATTGCTATGGCAATGAAAGATTCACACCAGTTAATATGGATATAACTGATGCGTCTGGAATTTATTCAATAATATCAGATATTAAACCAAATGAATATTATAATCTTGCCGCAATGTCTCATGTTGGTCAAAGTTTTAAAGAACCTGTAGCTTGTTTAAACGTTGATGGATACGCAGTTGCAATCGCTCTTGAGGCAATTAGAACACACTCCCCAGCTACAAAATTTTATCAAGCGTCTACATCAGAATTGTTTGGTGGCTTGACTGAGGTTCAATCTGAACAAACACCTTTTGTTCCAAGAAGCCCATATGCTGCAGCAAAGTTATATGCGCATAATATGGTTGACATATATAGAAAATCTTATGAAACACATGCGTGTTGTGGAATTTTGTTTAATCATGAAAGCCCTAGAAGAGGCTTAGATTTTGTAACTAGAAAGATAACTAATTCTATTGCTAAATTTAAACTTGGCATTGGTGGCCCCGTTGAGCTTGGTAATCTGGATGCTATGCGAGACTGGGGGCACGCAAAAGATTATGTTAATGCTATGTGGATGATGTTACAAACGGACGCTCCAAAAGATTACGTCGTAGCTACTGGAAAAACAATTTCAATAAGAACGGCTTTGCAGTATGTGTGTGATATTGCAGGAGTGGATTTTAATAAAGCCTATAAGCTTAACTCTTCACATGTACGACCTCTTGAGGTTTCTGTGCTTAGAGGAGATTCTTCAAAAATACAATTTGAATTAGGTTGGAAGCCGCAATATGATTGGGCTTCTCTGCTAAAAGAAATGTATGAAAGCGATTACGCTAGTGTATTAAATGTTGGTGGCTCGCAAAAGATTGAGACAACCAAGGCGTAGAAGAAAAGATGGCCGATATAGTCCGGAATACTGGGCATTTAGAAAAGAAGTTCTCAAGCGAGATCAATTTACGTGCCAGTTTCCTGGCTGCATGGAAAAGAAAAATCTTGAAGTACATCACATTAAAAAATATGCGGCTTCCGCAAAACTCAGAACAGAAAAATTCAATGGAATAACATTATGTAAACAACACCATGAAATGGTGACTGGAAAAGAAGAGTTGTTTGAATCAGAATTTTTTAAAATAGTAACCAGTAAAAATATAAAAGAAATACAGAAGCTCAATGAACTCGGGAAACAAAGGGGCATTAAAAAAAGCACAAAAAACATTGGAAAACGCTATATACGCAAGCGTTATCATTGATAACCAAGAAAAAAAACCGTGGGATTTTTCAGAAAAGCTTCCGTCTCATTTTTTTGTTAAAGATACTGTTGTAAAAAATTTAGAATATGGTGATTATACAATAGTAGGTTATGATTTGCCAGAATTTAAAAATAGCATCATTATTGAAAGAAAAGCTTCAGTAGAGGAATTTCTTGGTAACATAGGTAAAAATTGGGACCGATTTCAAAGAGAATTAGATGGTTTAAGAAAATATTCCAAGCCATATATAATAGTTGAAGATGATCTTCATGATGCTTACGCTAAATACAAATCAAGAAATCCAAAGAAGGGAATGTACTTTACACTTCCACCAGATTTTCTTTTGTCAAGAGTTAGCGAAATTGATTACAAGTGGGGCATCAAAACTCTTTTTTTGAGCAATAAATATTTTGCTAGACGGTACGCATGTAATTTATTTAGATCTGTTTTAGGGGATGAAATAAATGGAAATCAGCCAGGAATATCTAGACAACCTGTATCTTGAAATTGGAGATACAAGTAAATTAAATGTCATAAATCCAATTGATCCATTGCTTCCAAAAAGTGTCACTCCTGAGTTGTTAATTTCTATTGCAAGAAATCCTGAATATATTGGTTTTACCGCTAAACATTTTCTGAATATGAATCTTTTTCCATATCAGATGTCCACACTTAATGTTTTAGCAAAAAAAAGACTTCCAATGCTTTTAGCAACTAGAGGTGGCGCTAAGACCACTATGTTGGCTTTATATGCTATTTTCGAAGCAATGTTTAATCAAGGAACAAAAATAGTTGTTGCTGGTGCTGGTTTAAGACAATCTGGTTTGGTATTTGAAGCAATGGAAAACATTTGGAAAAATGCTCCAGTTCTACAAGATATATGTGGAGCAAACAATGGACCAAGAAGAAGTGTGCTTGGATTTAATTGGGATCTTGGTGATAGTAAAATTATAGGTATTCCAATTGGTACTGGTGAAAAAATTAGAGGCTTAAGAGCTAACGTTATTATTGTTGACGAGTTTGCTTCTATTAATCCTGATATATTTGAAATTGTCATTAGAGGTTTTGCTGCAGTACAAAGCCATAACACTTTTGAAAAAGTCAGAAATGAATATATAAAACGAGCTATGATGCAAACTTCCGTTGGTTTAGAAACATCTAAGTTAATGGAGTCAAAAGGTAACAAAATTATTCTTGCTGGTACAGCATCTTATCAATTTAATCACTTCTACAAATATTATCAAGATTATGTAAAAATTATAAGCTCAGAATCAAATTACGGTATAAATCCAGAAGATTATGCAATAATAAGACTACCTTATGATAAATTGCCACCTGGTATAATGGATGAAGCTATTTTAAATCAAGGTAGAGCAACCATGGATTCCGTAATATTTAAAATGGAATATGGTTGTGTTTTTGCAAAAGACTCTGAAGGTTTTTATCCTGCATCTGCAATCTTTGGAGCCACTAGCCCAATAAAAACACCAGAAGGAAATATTTCATTTACTGTTGAATCATTTGGTGATAAAACATCAAAGTATGTTATGGGTATAGACCCAGCGTCTGAGCGAGATAATCTTGCAATTACAATACTTAAAGTACATCCTACTCACAGAGAAATGGTGTTTTGTTGGAGCACAAATAGAAAAAGATTTGAGGAAGATAAAAAACGAGGAAATAAATACTCGGACATACCAGATTATAACACATTTATTATAAGAAAAATACATGACTTATTTGGTAGATTTAATATTGTTCGAATGCATCTTGACTCTGGTGGTGGCGGAAGATCAATTATTGAAGGATTAAAAGATAACACAAAATTACAAGACGGAGAGTATTGCATATATGATATGGATGATGAAGATTCAAACAGAAAATCTGGTCTTCACGCCATTAAAGTAATTGAGTTCTCTTCTAGAGAATGGTATGAAACATCACACTTTAATCTCTTAAAAGATATAACAACGATGAAAATTTTATTTCCAGAATATGATTCTCTTGGAATAGAACAAGAAAGAATATTAGGAATAGAAAATGGTGGTGAGTATTCATCTGAAAACATTCTAGGTGAAGTAGAAGAATGTAAATATCAGACAACGCTTGTTCAAGAAACAACAACTGCAAAAGGTCAAAAGAGATGGGATCTTCCAAAAGTAAAAGGTGTTATTACCGAAGGAATTAAATCAAGACTAAGAAAGGATCATTTTACTAGTTTGCTATTAGCTAATGATGCCGCTAGAAATATTGATAACAACCCAAATCTTGATAAAATTAAAACATTTGGTGGATACTCCTCAAAATATATAGTTACTAACAATAGTCCAGCATCTGAAGCTATGTATCAAGGTCCTGGTATGAAAAAAATGCGTGGCGGTGGAATGGGTTCAAGAATATCTATTGATCACAGCGAACATGGAAACATAGCCTATTAGTGTATGTTAAATTAGACTATAATGGTATTAGGATGCCTGAAGATCAAAATTTTTATATAACTGGCAATAAAGAAAAGCAAGAAGGATTAGAAAAACTTGGCAAAGCTATGGCTAGCCAAGACATGGCTGTTGCTGGTTTCTATTCAAATCTTGAAGAAAATATCTCCGTAAGACCGCCGTTTACTCGGCATACTTATGAAAGATTTAGACCAGGCGAAAGAATACCAGAAAAAGATGATGACATAATGACCTCATGCAGAAACGCATATCAGAGCGTTGGAGTCATCAGATCAGTAGTTGATTTAATAACAGAAACAGCCGTTGAAGGACTAGAAATAGTTAGTGAAAATGAGGGCGTGACAAATTTTTTTCAAGGATGGTCACAAAACGTAAATTTACGAGAAAGAGCAGAAAGATTTGCTAATTATTTTGTTGTTGAAGGAAATGTTGTTGTACGTAAAAAAATCGGTAAAATAGATATTCCAACAGTGAGACGAATGAAGCGTGGATCTGCTGCCACTAGAAGCGTCTCAATACCAATGGGATATATATTTTATGATCCGCAAACCATTAGATTAATTGGTGGTCCACTAGCTATTTTTGCTGACTATAAGCAATGGGGTGTCAAAGTTAGTGCTGCACAAATGCAAAAATTAAAAGATGCATATGCAAAAGATCAAGAAATAGTAGATAAACTTCCTGTTGAAATTAAAGAAATAATTACGGCAAAAGGGGCATTATCAGAAACTCTTATACCTATTCCACAAGATGAAGTTTGGGTTTCTCACTATAAGAAAAAAGATAGCGAAATTTGGGCAAAAAGTTTTATTTTTAGTATTTTACATGATGTCATATACAATGAAAAACTTCGTCTTGCAAAAATAAGCGCTCTTGATAGCTGGTATAATTCAATTAGAATTTGGAAGCTTGGCGACCACAAAGAAGAAATTCTTCCAGACTCAGGATCTATAGTTAAGCTAGCAAAAATTTTAGAAAATCATGCTGGTGGTAATCTTGATATTATTTGGGATTCAATGTTAACATATGAACAGTTTTTTCCACCAATTGAAAAATTAGAAAATTTTAAAGAAAACTACGAATCAATGCTTCTAGGTCTTGGTGTTCATCAAACCCTTATTGGTGGAACTGGCAGTGCTGGTAGTTCTGATTCTTTTGTTGGTTTACGCAATTTAATGAAGAGAATCGATTGCGTTCGTAGAGCTATGAATGATTGGATCACAAATGAAATTGATGAAATTTGTGATGTAATGGGTTTTCAAGACAGACCAAAAGTAAGATTTAATAATGATAATTTGTTTGATCAACCTAGTTATTTTAAACTATTAATTGAATTAGTTGACCGTGGAGTAATTTCTAATGAAACCGTTGTTACTAAGATTGGTGAAATGTGGGATATAGAGCAAAGTCGTATAAAATCAGAAGAAGAGTCTCGTAATAGCAAAGAAATGCCAGAAAAACTTGGGCCTTTTATACAACCAAAAATTTCAGAATCTAATTTTAAAAAGAATAAAGAGCTGCAAGGATTAAATACAAAGACAAGTTCTATTCCATCAACATTAAATCCATCAGTTGCACCTGGAAAACCTGGTCGTCCTGGTGGTTCAAAAGATACTGTAACTAGAAGCCCAAAAAAAAGAACTAGAGCCGAAGATATAGAAGATAATAGTGTATAAAAAAAGGAGGATTATATGTTTTCACCAGAGTTGATTAGTTTAATAGGAGGCGGATTTACTGGATTTCTTTTTAAATATTTAGCGCAAAAAAGCGCTGATCAAAAAGAATTATTTCAGCAAATGATCCAAGTCAATAAGCAAACAACAGATAATCAAAATAATGCTGCACTACGTGTTCCTCTTGATACTGGTAGAATTGTAAGACAAATAATTGTTTTAACAGTTTTATTTGGAGCATTTGCTGCGCCTTTTATTTTACCATTTTTTGGAATTCCAACTTTTGTTGAGGTTAATGTTAGTAATCCAGAAGTATTATTTGGCTTAATACCATCTACCGCTAAAAAAGCTTTTGTTGAAATAAATGGATTCTTTTGGACTTCTGAAAATAGAGAGGTGTTGTTAAGCATAGTTGGTTTTTATTTTGGAACAGCAGCAGCTAGTAATAAATGACGAGCGCTAAAATGAAATTTTTAAAATCACTATTATTAATATCTGTTCTTAGTGGATGTTCAACAAATCCTTCAATCGTTCCAGATACTAGCGCAGACAACGTTGTTATGATGCAATTAAAAGATCAGATTACACAACCTGGCGGTGTTAAACCAACTTATGGCTGGTTGTTTTGGTATGGACCGGTTGCCGTAATTGGAATGATGTGGGCGTATCGTAATTTGATTAAAAAACCAATAGATTGTCTAGAGCAAGAACCAAGCTCGGCAAATATAAGTAGTGAAGAAAAAGATAATAAAATATCTTAAATCTGTTTTATATTACCAGACGAGCTTTGGAAAATCAAAAAATCGGAAGGCACATCTTCTTTATTTTTTAATGCTCGTTTCCTTGCTATTTGTATCTCTTTTTTTGTAAGCAATAATGGTATTACATCACCATTAGCTTCAATAAATCCAACAAAGTAGTAAAACAAATTCTCTCCTTGTTTTCTTTTTGAATTTTTAATTGCCGCTTTTTTCTTGCTCATCTTTATAATATACACTGTTGTCTTCAGAAACAGACCATCTTTCACAAGTTTCTGCCGTCCAAACCGTTGTTCCAACTTTATAACCACATTCTGCTGCTGTTGGTTTATTCCCAATAAAAAAGGCGTCCTTAAAAAGTACTCTATTTGTAGGTAATGCCGCAATTTGCCCATTTTCTAAAGCAATTAAATGAGCGCACTTATTTTGTTCTGGTATGGAGGTAAAAGAAGTGTCTGGATTGGAGTCTTTAATCCACTCAATAGTAAATAAATAAGTTCCCAAAACCTTATCTTTTGATCTTAAAAAACACTCACACTCATGACTAGCCAAGTAGTCCCATTGAATAACCTGAATTTTTTCAGTAAAACAATCCCATAGCTGTAGATGCTCAAGAGAGTATTCATGATCCGTTTCGGGTTCTTTCCACCACAAAGCGTGTAACGGTAAACCACGCCAGTGAGCGCCAGTTTTTAACATGCCATGAAAACATAAAGCCCGCTGATGTTCAGATTTAACACCAAACAGATAAGCTTCTGTAAAACCATCAACGTTATCAAGATCATATAAAAATTTATTTTTTACTAGAACTAGCGTTGTTGGGATATTAGCATGCACATGCTATTATAGCTAGTGTATCTTATATCATGCTAGAAGAACTATTAACGATTCACAATCAACTCAAAATATTACATTGGCAAACAAATTCCTTTTCTGAACATAAGGCCCTAGGTGAGGCGTACGATTCTTTTGGTGAACAAATGGATGAGCTTGTGGAAACGCATTTTGGTAGATATGGTCGAGTAATACCCAATGGTGGTATTTCTGTTGAACTTTATAACTACGAGCTATCTAAACCAAAAGAACTTTTAGATGGCGCTAGAACAACATTAACAACAATGCGAGAAAAGTACGAATCAGATGGAGCCACTGATCTTGCAAATATAACTGATGAGTTAATTGGTATAATTGATCAGACTGCTTATCTGATAACTCTGTCATAAATTTTTAAAAGTTAATACATTAGGCGCTGAAAAGCGCCTTTTGTTCATTAAAACTAATGTGTATATCATATTATGGAAATTTTCGAAAACGAAAAAACTATAGCGGGACTTGTTTTAGTAAACAAAATATCATATCCATCGCAGCTAATTGAAGATCCAGCTGTTGATATTAAAAAATTAAATAACATTTGCCAAGGTAATGCTTGCACTATTGCTTCTTTAGCTCCAAAAAACTACAAACCAACAGATGACGTAACCCCTATTTCATCTATTCTTGTAACAGATATTTGGAATGCAAATAACGATGTTTTTACATCTGAAGAAATATTGGGTCGATATGAAACTGCAAAATTTAAACCAATCAATTGGATGCATAAAGGCTCAGAAGACACCGAAAATGAAAATATTGGTGTTATGTTGGATACTACATTAGTTTATGGTGATATTCCTGAGATCAACATCATTAAAGGGTCTGAAGATATTCAATGTGATGATTTAAGGTCGTGCAGCGGTAAAGTTCATATAAAACAAGATGGGATTATTTGGTCGGGATATTTTCCAACATATGCTAGTAAAATAAACAAAGGTATTAAAAATGGAACACTGTTTGTTTCCATGGAATGCTTTTTTGATGATTTTGGATACGCTTTGAGAAAAAATGAAGACTCTTCTGTAATTTTTGTTGATAGAACTAGCGCTACATCAAAAATGAGTAAAGATCTTACTGCTTTTGGCGGTAGTGGATATACAAAATATAATGGCGAAAAATATCAAGTTGGAAGATGGTTGAAGAAAATAACATTCTCTGGGCAAGGAGTTGTATATGAGCCAGCCAACAAGACAAAAAATAAAATAAATAGCATCATTTTTGCTAATTTATTAACTTCTACAAATCCTTTACCAACACTTCAAGAACCAAATGCAATATTAAATACAAATGAAATGCCTAGCGGTTTAACTACACCAGGTCTTTCTGATGATGTTTCTAATCTTTCTCGCACAGATACTCCCGAGTCTTTGCGATATCGAAAAGAAATGCCAACAACTTATCAGCCCCCAAAAGACGGCTTTTTGTTTTTTACGCCAAAAGAAGCAGAATCGGTTGGTAAAATTAAACTTGGCTGCACTGGATATCATTTATATCAAGAAAATAGGCACGGAGATAAACCATTGCTTTACTCTGCTCTTATTGCTGACCCAACAGATCTTGAAAAACAAGTAGCTATTCCGCAATATCGACCATGCGCTGATGAAAGAGAACTTCGATTTGCCATGGATGCTCTTGGCCTTTCTACAGAAACGGAAACCTCATATTATATAGATAAACCAGAAGGTACTTCTCAGCTAGCTGTTGATGATGAGGGAAATAAATTACAGCCTTGCGGAACTAAAACATTTGATCCTAAGTTTCCAACGTGCATTGTTGTATATAATGAAAACAATAAACAATGTACTCCAACTGGTGCACCAACTAATCAAAATAATCCAAATTGTAATGAATTTATCCAGTCAACACAAGGTCAAGAAAATACCATGCGCGATATTACAAAACAACTTTCAGAGAATTTAATAAAAAATAAGAATAAAGTGTATGATAAAAGAGAGGAAAATATGTCAGAACAAAACGGTCAAATAAAAATTGAAAAAGTTCTTGCTGAAAACAAACAATTAACAGAGCAAGTATTTTACGCAGAAAAAGCTATTGACTTAGCAACACAGCATATTTCAAAAATCAATGCTTCTCTAAGAAGACTTGCTGAACTTGAAGAATTCAAGGCTCAAGCAGATGCCATTATTGATGAAGCATATGACAACAAAATTGCCGAAGAAAGACTTACCACAATGAAAGAAATTGTTGGTGAAAGCTACAACGAAGAAGATCTTCTAGAGCTAAAAGCTATGTCCGAAGACTCTTTTGAAGAACTCAAAAAAGCGGTTTCTAAAGTTAGCAGAAAAATTGAAGAAAAAATCACTGAACAAGAAATAATTGTCAAAGCAACTGCTGCTATTAAAGAAGCTAGCAAAAACAGGCAAGTATCGCCAGCTTTTGTGTTGGAGTCAACACCTGGCAAGAAAGAAGACGCTGCGAAAACACTCATAACACACGCATTGAGACGCAGATAATTCAAAAAAAAATAAAACTTGTGTATTAAAAATTAAGGGTAAAAAAAATGGCATTAAAACCTGATAGAAACGAACTCGACGTAGACATCTCTTATTTCTGGGCAACTGGTATCGGTTACGGTAGCGAACGTGGTGGCTGGGTTTCAGCCACTGGTTCCACTGTCGCATCTGGTGCTGGTATGGACCAAGCAAGCAACCAAATTTGGTACGGTCTAAACGCAACTGGCGCTCGTCCACTCGGCATTTTGCTGAACGACGTTGTAAACGTAGATCTTACTAGACAAATCTTAAATCCATACAAGAGCGAAGTACAAGTTGGCGACAAAGTCACCCTCCTAAAGAAGGGTTATGTTGTAACAAACAGATTCGTATCTACACTTGGCTCAACCACCGTAGCTGTTACTCCTGGTGCTCCAGCTTATACAGGCCCCAGTGGTTTCATTACAACTGTTCCAAGTGGAGCGCTTGGTTTAGGTACTCAAGCCGCCAACGCCACAATATTCAACGCTCACATTAACAGCCCATCTGGTTCCTACGTAATTGGTAAGTTCTTAAGCGCAGCCGATGAAGACGGTTACGCCAAGGTTTACGTAGATCTATGATCCTAATTTAAAAGAAAGCACACACTAAAAATGTCAAATGAAATTAAAGACAGCGTAGAAACAAGTGAGCTAACCGATGCAGCCAAAACTCTGTTATCAGATGCTGGCAGCAATGATAGAAATACCTCAATGAGAGCGCAGGCTCAAATTGCAAAGGGTATTGCTTCAGCTCTCAATGAGTTTAATCACACTCAAGCCGTAGAAGGCCCAATCAGAGAAGGCATTCTCAAGGGCGACATAGTTTCTGATATCTTCGTAACCGAAGACTTCAGCTACACTAACGACCTTAGAATCCCACTAGATTTGCTTGCTCCTGGTACTGAAAAGGATCACGTTGCTTACGTTATCCCAGATCACGGCAAGATTCCAATGCGTAGAGTAGAAGCAGACTACATTCAATTGAACACCTACATGATTGGTAGCTCAATTGATTGCACTCGAAAGTTCCTCAAGAACGCTAGATTTGACGTTCTTCGTAGAATGATTGAAGTCCTTAATATGTCCTTCGTTAAGAAGAACAACGATGACGGTTGGCAGACTCTGCTTGCCGCTGCATATGGCCGTGGTATCGCCGCCTATGATGCAGACGCTCCAGCTGGTTCATTCACACCAAAGCTTGTTAGCCTCATGAAGACTGTTGTAAGACGTAACGGTGGCGGTAACTCCACTAGCACCAATCGTCGTAAGCTTACCGATCTCTACATGTCTCCAGAAGCTTTTGAAGACATGAGCGCTTGGGGTCTTAACTTGGTCTCTGACGACATTCGTTCCTCCATCCAAAGAAGTGAAGAGGGCGCAGTTCGTGGTATGTATGGTGTAAACTTCCATGACATAGACGAACTAGGTGTTGGTCAAGAGTATCAACTCTACTACACAGGCGTTCTAAATGGCGCACTAGCTTCTTCTCCTGCGCAGGACGAAGAGCTAGTAATCGGCCTAGATCTTACTCAGCCAGACAAGTCTTTCATTCACCCAGTCTCACAAAAGATTGAAGTCACTGAAGACGACAACCTACACAGACACGGTCTTGTCGGCTTCTACGGCTCAATGGAAGGCGGTTGGGCTTGCCTAGACGTTCGTTATATCCTCGCTGGTTCATTCTGATTCTTAGTTAAGTAAACAAGTCCCGCCCTCAGTTTTGGGGGCGGGATTTTTATTAGTGTATTTTAATAGGGAATACAAAAAATGGGCTTAATACCTACACAAGTCGGTGGTTCAACAGGCGTTGCAGATAGAGCAGTAATGAGAATTAATGCAAAACAATACACCTACAAACAGTATGGTGTTGTTGGTCTAGCTGCTGAAACAGCCTCATCTCACCAATATTTATACGATAGAACTTGGAAGCCATTCTCAACTGGAGTTGCTTCACTAAATGCCGCTGGTTCATATTTATACGCAACCGAAAGTGGTGGGCATGGCGAGCCTGTAGAAACAATTTTAATTTATAATCCAGGCCCAACTGCTATAAGAGTTGGCTATAATATTCCAGTATCTGGCACATGGAACGCTGAAACTGGTTTCCCCCTTGGTTCTGGAGACAGCATTCAATTTGGTGGCCTTGGTATTGCGACAGTTCGAAACGCATGGGCAAAGTCACCAGCTGGAGATGTTGGCTCGCTACAAGTGATTTACGTACAAACAGCACTCAAAGATCACGGGGTATAAAAAATGCCTACAGTTACATCGTGGACAGACGTACTTCCAAGTCGATTGCGCTTTTATATAGGCGATGTAGCATCACCGCAAACATACTCAGATTCTACATTACAAAGTTATTTAACTTTAGGAGCCGCTGCTGTAATTGCAGAAGTAAGACTAATAACAACAAATTTTACAGTTGATACATTAAATAATACAATATCTCCTGACCCTATTATGGATTCACAAATAGATCCAGGAATAGCTAGTTTGTTTGTTTTTAAAGCGGGAGCCATAATTGCAATATCTGAGATGCGCAAAGATGTTTCAAAATTTGGCATAAAAATTAAAGACGATGTTACATCGTATGATGGAACTGGCGCTCTAAAAGGAAGAATGGATTCTTATAAGATGTATTTAGAAAATTATGAGAAGGCTAAATGGGCTTGGGAATATGGTCATAAAGCGACGCTCAAAGCTGTTTTTGGTCCTTACGAAAGCGCAAATATTGGTCAAACAAGTGTCGATTTCTACTGGCCAACAATAAGTAGGAGGTAAAAATGACGTATATCAGTAGTGATATAATATCTGAGTGGAAAGCAATAGCTCAGGGGCTTAACAATACCACTGATTTAGGCGTGACATGTAAACTTACATTTCAAAACACTATTGCTGCAACTGGAATTGTAACGGCTGATAATATTGGTAAAAAACAAGCTTTCATGCCTAGCTATGGTGGAAAAACTTCCCTGCAATTAATTCCAGGATATGAATATTCAAATGTTCCAAACGGGATTGGTCTAATACAACTTGAAAATTTAAAATACATTCAAGCTAGAGTTTATGGCGCCAACAAAGAGTTCAGTGATATTAACCCCACAACACACCATACAAAAAACGTTTGGAAAATGATTTGCAGCAAAGAATATCTTCCAGATCTAATGAGATGTTCCGATGCTGTTTTTAATTACGGATTTGCAGAAAGAGAAATAAAAGCTGTTTTACTCATGCCTCCTGTTCCATATGGCCTTGGTGGATTTGCGCAACTTAAAAGTTATTGGGTAGAAGTTAATGACTGAAATAAACATTCCATCCAATTTAATAATATTAGACGCCACAGATTACGATGCTCTTTATCAACAATCTATCAAGGCTTTAAAACGACAGTCTGATCCAGATAAAATAGTTAAACGAGCATTTCCTGCAGCGGCCAGAAAAACAGCGGCGTGGATGGCTGATAAATTTACCGATTATGTAATGAAGGATGACAATATAAAACAAGCGCTAGTTGATCATCAACTTCGTGGAGCGCTTGGTTTAAGACATAGTCAAGACATAAAAGCTGCTATTTTTAAAAAATCAAAAGCTTTTTTTAAAGTTAATTTAATTTCAAGCGCTAATGGGAAATATGAAATTCGTTTTGTAAATGAAAACGCAATGACTGATGTGGCTAAAAATATATATTATGTTTCAAAAAGAAGTTATTTAAGCCCATTTACTAGCAAACGAACCAAAAATTCAAAACCGCAAAAAATAAATTGGTTTGAATGGTTGTTAAGACCAAGCACTGGCAGAATAACTGGCTATAGTGTGTGGCCTGGACCAAATGATAACAGAAAACTATCTACAAAATTAGCCGCTAGAGAAGATCTCCCAATTGAGTTTTTGCAACAAAACTTAGAAGATGCTATAAAAACTAGATCAAGAAGCGGAACTCACATTATGCTTTTTGGTGGCAATTTTTCAATTAAAAGTTGGGTGAAAAGAAAAAGAGATATAAACATTGATAAAGAATTTGTTAATAAATATGCGCAAGAGGCACGTGATTATTTTAGAGTCGCATTAATAGAACAAGTTGAAAGACAGGGCGTCTCAAGAAATGTTACCACTGCTAGTGGTGCTGGCGCCCCAGAATTAATTCAAGCTAAGCAAGACTATTCTGCTAGACAAAGAATCGCAAAAGAAAATCTAGATGAGGTTGTTGCGCAAATATTAGCAAAAGGAAATCTCAAAGATATAGCTGCATTAAAAGCTCTAGCTAAAAAAGCTGGCGTTAAATTAAAAATATAAGGAATAAAATGCCATTCAGAGACATACAATATTTAGGACAATACAGTGCTAGATCACAAATACGTGAAAACATGATATGGAGGCTAAGAGAGGCTTTCACAAATATAGGAGCGTATTATAATATTTCACCTGGTACTTATTCATATGATGGCACAACTGATATGGCGATTTTAAAACCAGCTTTTAGATCTGAAATATCAAGCACTTCTACTGGCTACAAATTTTGGCAAGGCATAAGTCCTGATTGGGTATGGGAAGATGTGTCACCAACATATACTGGTGGGTCTAACCCAATAGTTGTAACTGGAGTCACAATAAATGGAACTTTTTATCCCACAGGTACAACTGGGCAGTATTCTTTTTATGTTGATTACGCTAGAGGTGGAGTAATGTTTAACAATGAGTTAAATTCTGCAACTCAAATATACTGCAATAGATCTGAAAGAGCAGTCTTTATATATCCCACCAAATCATCTAGATATAAAACGTTATTTGTAGAACACCTTAAAAGATTTGAAACTTATACTCCTGGATCTGGAAATGATTCTATGCCAAACGAATTAAGGTCTTTTTTACCAGCTGTATTTGTTGATGTCACACAATCAAATGGAGAGCCGTTTCAGCTTGGTGACATAACTAATTTACAAAATTACACTGTTTCATTTGACATTCTTGCTGAAAACGCTGCTTTACATGACACTTTAGTTGATTCGGTGCTTTCTCTTGCAAGCCAAGGAACAAAAATGTTTGATGTAAACAAAGCGGTAGAAAATAAAAAACTTCCTTTAAATTATAAAGGTGAGCTAGAAAATAAAATAAATTCTGATCAACTATATGCTTTATATCCATGGAAAACTGGTCGTTTTGATAACAACCCAGTTGAAATAGAAGGATATACAGCTCTTCCTTTATATAAATCAACCGTCACAATAGATTTTGAGATAGTATCTTAATTGTGTATATTTAAACGGAGATAAACTTTAAATGGCTGACAATAAAAGACTTTATTACGCTACATATGGCGCTGGTATTGCAAGAAATAGTACTAGCCTTTCAACTGGCTGGATTCCCGTAAGTGGTCTCCAGAGTGTTGGTATAAATACTACATTCAATATGGATGAAGTATTCCAGCTTGGTCAATTGGATGTTTTCGACAATCCAGAAAACATGCCACAAATAGAATGTACTATGGAACAAGTTTTGTGCGGTTCCACCCTATTACCAATGCTTGCTACTCAAGGTGCTACTACTGGTACTCTTGTGGGTAGATTTTCAAATGAAACATGCAATATTGCCGTAGGTTTTTGGTCTGACACTACCGATATTATTGGCACAGGCACTGGTTACAATACTGCTCCAAGCGGCACATGCATAATGAGTGGTATGTATGTCAGTTCAATCACTGTAAACATGCCAGTTGATGGCAATATGACCAATAGCGTATCATTTGTTGGTAACAACAAGCTGTGGGTCTACGGAACTGGTACAGCAGGCCAAGGTCCAGCGACTGGTTATTATCCCGTTGGCTTTGGTGCTTCAATTGATGGAACTGGCGTTCGTAGAAGATTTAGTTTCAATCCAACTGGCTCTATTCTCCCAAGAAGCGTCGCTGGCGTTAGACCAATTGCTGCATTTAATGCTACATTACCAGCGTCTGGTCAATGCGCTACTGGCGAAGACGGCGGCTACCTTCCAAGAATTCAATCTATCCAAATTACAACAGACTTTGGTAGACCAGAAATCTTCCAGCTTGGTAAGCGATCTCCGTACTGCCGTTACATTGACTTCCCAGTAGAAGTCAAGACTACTATTGAAATCATAGATCGTGGTGGTGATAAAATACAGGCGCTTGATAGCCAAACAAATTTGACAAACGAACCAATTATCATTGGTCTTGAAGATAACACAATTTTTGATCTTGGCCTTAAGAATAAACTTACCTCTATCTCTAATAGCGGTGGTGACACTGGTAAAGGCAATAGAACAACAACTTATAATTACAGTAATTATAACTCTCTCTATATTAGAGATCAAAAAGATATTCCAACTACCGTGAAAACTCAGCTTCTTTCTACTGGTGGAACAACAGTTGGTGTTGCAACAACCTTCTCTGGTACTCCAACCTAATTTAAGTTTTATAACAACAAACAAGGGACCCGGCCAAAAAGCCGGGTTCTTTCTATAATAATATATGAATGTTTCTTCAGAAAAAATATCAAGTATTATATCTGGAGAATTTTCCATTGTTATTGATGATAAAAACTTTGTTTATAAACAGCCAGGACTTATTACAATAAATAAAGTTTTGCGAAGATATGGCGATTTAGAAACGTCTCTTAAGAAAGAAGGGTTTTTAACTGAAGAAGAAGAGAAATCTCTTCTTTATCAGAAAGGTATATGGTCAGATAAATACGAAGAACAATTAAATTCAGCAAGAGAAACTATACCACAGTTAAATGCTGCAATTATAGACGCCGAGTTTAGATCTGTTGAAAAAAATTATTTAGCAAATAAGAAACGCGAACTTGAGAATTTAATAAACAAACTATATCAAGAAAAAAATACTTTTATTTATCAAACAGTCGCTTATAATAAAATAAAACTTGAGTACAGTTATCTATTACCGTATACCATTTTTTTAAATGGTGGAAAATACTGGAAGACAATAGAAGATTTTGATAATGAAACAAACTCAGGTTTAATAAATGCTCTTATATCAGAGGTTTCTGGACAATTTTACTCTGAAAAAGAAATTCGCAAAATATCACGTTCTGAGCCTTGGAGATCAATGTGGAAAACATACTCTAAAGGTGGGGGTCAATTGTTTGAATGCCCAATATCAGATATGTGTAAATCCCAAAGAGATCTTTGCTACTGGTCAAATATATATGACAATGTTTTTGATAGTCATGAAAGACCAGAGTGGGAAATTATCGATAATGATGAGGAGCTAGATATTTGGTTTGAAAATCAATATAACAAAGCAAATAAATCATCAAGTGCTGGCCCAGTAAGCATGAATCCAAAAATAGCTAATGCAAAAGAAGTATTTATTGTTGCAGAGACACCAAAAGATGCTCAAAAAGTGTATTCTAAAATGAATACCTCTGCATCATTAGCAGATATTAAAAACAGAAATAAGGCGCTGCTAGACACGGGGATTACGCCAGAGTATCAATTGCCAGATGTGAAACTTGATATTCAAATGCAGCAAAACAGGAATCAGATGAAATGAATTACAGGGAAGCAAGAGAAAAAATAAAGCTTATTCAATCGCAAAGACTCAAAGAGTTGAATGAAAATCGATGTGAAGAAATATTAAAAAAGACAACGTCTTCGCATATGGATACTGTTTTTGTTGGGGCTGTTTCAAAAATAGAAGAGTTTTTTGGCGTATTATGGGGCGAAAATGAAGACGTTGATGAAGAACAGATGACAGCCGAACAAAAGAAATGGTTTAATAAATTTTTAGATTTGCGAGATTCTATATTTGATCAAGGTAATCTTGAAAAAAAGAAGATGCTCAATGATATTGGTTGCTTTAAAATAACAATAAAGGATACTAAAATACATGCAGGACAAACAAATGGAAAACGTAAAGATATTTGAATTTAGTGGAATTAACTACAAGATAGTAAAACCATCTAATAAAACTCGACGCGAAAGCGATGCTGTATATGCCAAAGCATATAGAGAAGCCATTGCTGGTGGCCTCTTTCTAGAAGCAGAAATTGAAAAGATTCTTAAAGAACGTGGTCTTGACAGATATTCTCAAGAAGAAGGCCGAAAAGAAACTGAAAAACAAATTGATCGTTTGCTTTTAAAGCTTTCAAGCTGTAAATCAAAAGAAGAAGGTCTTCCAATTGTAGAGCAAATCAAAGATCTTAGAAAGACGCTAGATGAAGTTGATAGCGCAAGATACGAACTCAATTCACAATCAGCTAATCTTTCTGCCGAAAACAAAAGATTTAATTACTACGCATTTGCATGCTGCACTACAGAAGATGGAAATAAAGTTTGGTCATCATTTAAAGAATTTGAAGAAGATGATTCAGATCTTGCTAATAAAGCCGCAACTGAAATCATGGCTTTTATTTACGAAGGAACCCAAGAAATACTTCGTCAAATTGAGAAAATGAGACCAGAAAATGAATGGCTTGAAAAGCATGGTGAAAAACCAGCAGAATCATTCATTGATGAAGCAATCAAAACAAAAACACCAAAACAAAAGAAAAAGACCTCAGCAAAATAAAAAACCTCTAGTGTATAATACATAGAGGATATATAGTGGCCGAGGACTTCTTTTTAAGATTTGGTGCGATTGTAAGTACCGTTAGAATTAATCAAGCAGCTGTTAAAAGTGCTTCAAATGCTCTTAAATCTGCATTATCAACTAATGCTGAAATAAATGTTGATGTTGGTTTTAAACAAACCGATGCAAAACTTGTTATTGAGCAGATTAGAAAGATTCAAAAAGAAGCCTCTGATATATTTGGTAAATCTAGAGTAGGAGGAGGCTCTGCTACACCAAAGCAGCTAGATTTACTAGTAAAAAACCTTGAATCAATTAGAGCGGCTTCTGTTTCTGCACAGGAAGCGTTGAAGCTAATTAATATTAACCCATCGTCTTTTAAGGGCGCTGAGAATATAAAAATAGAGCTGCTTAAGCTTCAACAAGAGCTTCGCGTACTAAAACGAGAAGGCGAAGCAAAGATAAAAATAAATTTTGACGAAGCTGCTCTTGATAGAGCTTTAGACAAAACTCAAAGATTAAAAACAAATCTTCAATCAAGACAAAACGTTCTTGGTACAGCAATAGGCCAATATATTCGCGCTAGATCTACACAGGAAGAACAAAAAGCTGTTCTTACTCCTGGATATATACCAACATCTAGAGGCGATCTAAGAAGTGAAGCCTTGAAGATGTTCAAGCCGTCTTCAGCAAAAGATCTAGATGATGTCAATAACGCCATCAATAAAGTAAGGCAAAAGACACAGGAAGTTAGCTCGGCTGTATTTGAACAGACAAAAGCGGTACGAGAACAAAATAAAGAAGAGAGAATTAGGGTAGCTAATGCTGAAAGATTGTTTGCTCTTGAGCAACAAATACAAAAAACAATTGAAAAAGAAGTTGCGGCAGAAGCAGCTAGAGTAAAGCTATCTGCTGCTAGAGGAACTGCGTATACCCCCAAGACTAGAGCGGAAATAGAAGCTGGTATACGTGCAAACCCAGATGTGTCTGGAGCTTTAACATCACCGCAAGTTAGCAGATTGCAAAATATGCAAGCGGGCGCAACATTAAGAGCGCAAGCTGATGCGGCATTAAAATCAGAAAGACAGTCACTTAAAGAACTTAATAATCTTGAAACAACACGACAAAAAACTCTTGATCAAGAAGAGAAAAAACGTGCACAAATTAGAAAAAATGTTCAAGACATATACGACACTTTATCAAAGATAAATTCAATTGCCGCAAAATCTGGTGGCCAATACACACCACTCTCTAAAAGAGAATTAGCACAAAGATCTCTAGAAGTTGCTGGTTTAAGTGGAACCGATGTATCAACTTTAAGTGGTGCTAGACTTGAGTCTACACTTGGTGCAACAAAGAAAAAGACCAAAGAAGCCAAAGAAGCAATGGCTGAATTTAAAGACATGCTTCGTGGTGTTGAAAAAGGAACTGTAAGTCCGCTGCAGTTTATTTCACGATTTGGCGATTCATTCCAAAGATTAGGCGCACAAGTAACACTTGCAACTCAAAGAATTCTTGGTTATGTAGTTGGTGCATCTGCTGTATTCGGAACAATATCGTTCATACGACAATCAACACAAGAGTTCTTTGCCTTAGAGGCACAGTTAACTAAAGTCGCCCAAACAATGGAGCGAACAGGGGATGCTAAAAATAGAGCGACACAATTATCTGGATTTGTGAAATCAACAGGCGCTCAACTTGGTATAGAGCCTTCTAAAATAGCTGGCGGAATAAGTATACTAGCACAGGCTGGTTACACAGACGTAGCGCAAATACAAACTGCCATACGGGCAATATCTGAAGCCGAGCTTGGTCCAAGCTTTGGTAATCAAGAGCAAATAGTTGATGGCTTAATTGCCACATATAGACAGTTTAATCTGACATTGAGTGATACTAGAACCATCCTTGATGTTGTTAATCAGTTTTCTAAAGAATATGCTGTTGAATCTAAAGATATCTTTGAAATAATTAAACGCGGCGGTTCTGCATTTTCTGTTTTGGGCGGATCATTTCAAGGCTTTGTAAAAATAGCTTCTGCATTAAGACAAGAAACACGTGAGTCTGCATCTGTTATTGGTACTTCTTTAAAGACAATCACAACATCTTTATTTCGTCCAAAGTTTGAAAAATTCTTATTTAAGTTAGACCCAAAGATTCTTGATGAACTCAATCCAGAACAACGACTGTTTGCGGTAGCAAAAGCGTTTGAAAAATTCAAGACGCCTCAGCAAAAAGTAGCCGCAATACAAGAGTTTATTGATGTAAGAAACGCTTCACGTGTACTTGCTCTGTTTTCTGCATTAAATAAAGAAGCGGAAAATTTAAATGAAACAGCCAATAGAGCCGCAGGCTCCGTGCTTCGTGACGCATTAATTAAACTTGAAACAGTTGGTAGCGCAATAGATAGAGCAAAAGTTTCTTTGCAAAATGCGGCAATAAATTTATATGATAATCCATTTGCCGTACAGTTTATAAAAACAGTAAGCGGTTTTGCTTCTGGCGTTGGCAATCTTATGTCTACTAAAGCTGTTGGTGCTGTAGCAGCGCCAGCAATTGCAGGCACTGCTATATATGCCCTTGCTAATATTATAAGATCATCAATACAGACATATTTTAATCTAATCAATTCTAATAACAGACTAACTGTAAATTTAGAAAGACTTAATTCTAGTATGGCAATACTCAACAATTCATTTGTTGCGTATTCTGGGCGTGGATCAGCAATGGCTATTGGTGGAGCTGCCTCAGCGTCTGGAGGTGCATCAGGAGGCGGTGGAGGTGTTGGATTTTTTGGAAAAACCAAAGGTTTCTTTGGTACAAACCTGGGTCAAGGAATTGCCGCATTTATTGGTTCATCTTTAATTGATCAAGCAGCAGCTAGTGTTCAATCACAAGCTCCAGGTCTCGCTAGTGGTTTAAAAGTTGCATCTGGTGGATTACAGGGTTTTGCATTAAGCCGAGCAATTGGTCTTGGAGCAAAAGGTACTATAGCAGGCTCCGTTATTGGAGCTGGACTTGAAGGATATCAACAATACTCACAATCTCAACAAATAGCCGAACTTAATGCTCAACGAAGAAGCCAAGAGATTATATCTAGAAGATCTTTAGAAACACAAAAATTCATATCGAGCGGAGAAAAACCAAAAGGCTTTCAGGCTTCGTTTGGCCCACAAATTGAAAAATATTTCCTATTCAAAGAGCAATCAGATCAAAGAATAGGTTTACTATTAGATACTATAATTAATCCTCAAGGAACAACATCTGAAATACAGAATAAACTAACATCGTTGGTAACAAAATCTAGCCCAAAACTAACAGATTCTGAAGTCAAAGATATAGTAACAAATTTAACAGAATCTGGTGGAGAAGGTCAACAAGTACGAGAAAATTTAAAGCAACTATATAAAAATGCTGCTTATAGAGCGCAAAAAAAAGGTTTAACTGGAGCAGCAAGAGAAGAGGCTATTAAAGAAGATATTGCAACTATCTTTAAAAGAAATGGAGTTGAATATAAACTAACAACAATTGAAGCGGTTTTTAAATCACTAGGTTCTATAGTTGGCGATACAACTGGTGTTTTAGTTAATTTTGAAGAGGCGATGAATACATTTAAAGCTTCTACTGATCTTGCTGCTAGCGGTGTTATATCAGCTCTTAAAGGATCAACAGAGGCTACAGACAGAAGACGTGAAATGCGGGCGCGCCAATTTCTTGGTGCTGAACAATTACAGAATATATTTGACACACAAAGATTTGCTGCTGGAGAAGGCGCCACATTACCATCAACAGCAAATGTTCGTGATTTGCAAGGCTATGGATTTGGCGCTCTATCAGATCCAGGACTCTTGCGTAGAGCTGGTTTGATTAATGATTTTGTTTCTAAATTCAGATCATCTCCAGACTCTGGGGCGCGCATGTCAATGTTTAGCAAAAGGGCTTTACAGGGAATAGAGGGGCAAGCATTCGAGGGTAATGTTACAACAAGAACTGATGTAACTTCTGAGATACAAGATATATCAGCAATCACAGAGAAAATAAAAAATTACTATGGTTTTATAGAAAGTATTGCTCCTGAGTTTTATGCTGAGATATTAAGAAACCCATTTGCAATAGATCTAGAAGAATTGGGTAAATTAATGCAGTCAGGTGAAACACGCCCTGGCGAAAAACTTCTCAAAATAGACGAGATGAGAAGTGCAGCAATAGAAAAAATAAATGCTCTTGTGCGAGATCAGAATGATTCTCTCAAACAATCAAATGCTCTTGCTGAATTAAATTTCCAGAAAAGAATGCAGATTAGGGATATTGAGTCTCAAATCTCAAAAATAAAATATGAAAGCTCTGTACAAAACACTGATATAGCACAAGGCGCTGGTTTAATGAGTAGTTCACAAGCGGCGTCTCAGAAAGCCACAGCCACTGGAGCTTACGCGCAATCGTTTATGGGAGGAAGAACTGCTGCACAAGTAAATGATTTAAACTCTATGCTAGTTGGGGTTCAAAAGGGTTTCACAGGATTATCTGGAAACATTCAACAAAATAGTTATCTTGGTGGAGCAAACAAAGAAAATCTATTAGGGTTTGCTAACTATATAAATTCAATAATTTCTACAAGAAAATTATCTACAACAGAAGTAAACACTGGGGAATCTAATGGTCAAATTCTTTTGTCTGACACAGTGCGAGCTTTTAATGAAGTCAAAGGAGAAATACCAAAGATAGCTGAATTGTTTAACTCTGGTCTTGATATAATGAAGCAAAAGATAATGATGACTGTGCAAGACATACAGTCAAAAATTCAGTCTGGAACTGGATTTATAAAAGAAAGTTTTGGAAAGCTATTTGCTTCTGGAGAACAAGGGTATACTGCACAATTTGATGTTCAACAGGCCCGTGATGCTATACGCAATATAGTTACACAATTGCAAACTCAAGGGATTAAACCATCTGATCTTGACAATCAAAAGACACTTTTAGGCGATAAGAAAATTCAATCTTTTGCTGAAGGTATTGTAAATCAGTTGTTTAGCTCACAAGATCTAGGTAAAGTTTTAGAGTTAGCTAGAAGCGCTGGGCAAAACCAGTTTGGAAATACTGGATATACTGGAGAAGAAATAGCTAATTTAATTAGTATAGCAGGAGGGGCTAATAAAGTTAAAGAACTCACCGGATTTGGAATGGACTTCAATAGTTTGTTTACAAGCATTGAAACTAGTATGAAAGATCTTGGAGGAATAGTTGCTGATCAGATATCCCTGCAAAAAGACTCTATAAGCATAATTCAAAATCAAACCGCTCTAATTACAGAGAGCACAAACGCATTGGCTAAAGCCCTAGAAGGTCTACCTGAGACATTTAAAGTTCAGATCACCGGAATTGAAACTATTGATATAACATTGACAAAAAATACAGCCGAAGAAGATATGAATCTAATAACGAAAACCGTAAAAGATCAAGTCGTAGAATACATCAAACGTGCTCTTGAAACATCAGGCGTAACAATTAATTCTTTGGGCGCTCCAGGCGGTATATAATATATGAGTATATGGGGCATAGTATCACCAGCGCTTACATACGGATCATACGGCGTTTCTAGCGGTGTTGCAACTATCGCTATGTCGGGTGGTTACGGTGTTAGTTCTGGTGCGATGCCACTGTATATCGCCTCTTATGAAACGCCAGTTACTGGATCTGCCACATTATTTTTATCCTCTCTAGATCAATGTCAAACATGGGGATATATCAACCAGCAATGGGAACGTCTTAATAATGTAACTTTAGAGGCGTGGAATGTTATGCCCACTAGCTGTTTTCAAGGCTCTTATAAAACAAAACAGGCAACTGCTTTTATTTATGGAGCTGCTGTTGGGCAATTTACTGCAAGTATGCCCATGTTTATTTGTAATAGTGGCGATGGCGTTGTACAATCAAATATGACGCTGTTTATGTACGCTCCTAATTTTAATACATCCTCGGGAACTATATTTATTAAAGGTCATGAATCCGTAAATTCTTCTGTTGAAATTTTTATATCTGGAGAAAACTACTCAAGCGCTTCTAGTGGCACAATTTTTATAAATGGCAACGAAGAGTCTACAATAGAAGGCGAACTATATATTTTTGGTATGGAGTAAGTGTATTATAAATTATGGGAACGTCACTTTCAGGACAAACGCCAAGTCAAACATACAAAGATATACTGCAAATATCTAATTCTAATGCTGGCATACCAACAGCATTAAGAGCTGTTTCTGATGGTGATGGCGTTGATTCTGCATTAAAAATATGTACGACTGGTGTTGATATTAACGGAATATTAAGCATAAGTGGTACGGTTTTAACTTCTACAGCTAGCGAAATAAACAAACTAGACAGAAATAGCGGTGATGGTTATATAGAAGCGAATAAAGCTGTTATTGCTGGATCAAGCAGAAATATTTATTTTAATGGTGGTGATGCAAATTTGCTTGGTTCTGGTGTTTACCAAAATGGAAATATAATAAATGCTAATTTAGATAGCGTTAGTTATGCTGGCTATCAAGTAAGCGCAACTGGGGCAACAGCCACAGGATCATTTGTTATATATCCAGCAAGCGGAATCACTCAAAAACTTACTTTAAATCAACCACTTACACAAATATCAATTTCTTCTTCTCCGTTTATAGCACAAGATTCTAGTGGTACAACTGGTTTACCCGCTACTTATTTTAGAGATTACCAGGTAACTTTAGTTACAATACAAGATTCAGCTGGTGCTAGAGAAATAGATTTTAATTCATCTATAATATGGCCAAGAACTCAATGGGCTAGCGGTTATTCAAAGCCTAGACTAAACCCTGGTTATAATGCTGTTGCTTCACAGATTGATGTTTTTGAATTTAGAACTTTTGATTATGGAAATACTTGGTATGGTAATTATACTGCTTCTGGTGTGTTAAGTTCCTCAGCAGGCGCTTTGCCAGAAGCTATAATAGATGGTGGATCTTTTTAAGGATTAAAAATGGCTCTTGTTTTATACAATGGAAATTACATAGTACCAGCTCCATTATTCAGTTTATCTGAATCGTATGTAAGAGCTGGAGATGGAACTCGTTTATCTGGATCTTATGAAATTGTTTTAAAAGGCACATTACTTCCAGACATTGGATCACCTAGATCAAATGGTTCTTTCTCAATAACATATGCCGCTGCAAATACACGTGAATCATCAATTAATACTGATGATGCAAGATTTGGATCAATATTAAAGAAGCAGCAAGCATTAAGAAATCTTTTTGCGGTTACTCCAGCAGAACCTACAACAATTCGTTCTGATTCTCTGACAAAAACAGAATATTATTTAGAAATAATGACAGATGATGGTTCATCTACGATTTTTAAATGTAAACCAATGGTGTCAAATATTTCTTTTGGAGAAGAAATAAATGTCATTAAAAATGAATTTACTATTACTCTTACGGCTAATGAAGTTGTAATAACTGATATTAGTGGCTTGACATTAGCTAATACTCCACCGTCAGATTTTCCAGGTTATAATTTAAAATCAGCTTCTGATTCAATATCAACATCATTTGATAATGATTACGAAGGATCTTATACTGTTACTAGATCTGTATCAGCCCAATCCTCAAAAGTTTTTTATACTGACAAGGCTGGCTCATCTGATATTACCAAATCCGCCGTGGCTCTTGCAAAAGCATGGGTTTCTAAAAGAATATCAACTACTGGCATATCAAATTTATCGGCGTATAGTATCATTGCCCCTAAAACTGGATATGAATTTGCTAATCACGCTAGTACTGAACAAGCTGATGAATTTAATGGCTCATATTCTATACAACAAACATGGAAATATATTAAAACATCTATTAGTGCAGTTATCGATGATTATAACATATCATTAACAAGTCGGGCAGCTGGATCAAATGGTATTTCGGCCTCTCAAGGCTTTGATAAATCCTTTAAAATATCTGGTTCAATCAAAGGTATTGCCACTGGTGCTGCTGCATATACAAAAGCAAAAGCTTATTTTAATTCTATTATTTCTACAGCAAACTTTGGAGTACTTAAAACGCGTATTTCTGATTCTGGTGGAACATTTAATCCATTCATAACCGCTGGAGGATCTTCAATATATGGTCCATATACAATGACCATATCAGAAAACAGACGCGGTGGAACAATAAATTACGATGCAGAATTTAAAGAAAAACCTTACTCACTAAGTGCAACAAAATTTATAGATGCTGATGTAACCGTTAGTGAAAATAGAAGAGAAAACGTAATTGCAGAAATACCAATACCAGGAAAATCAACTGGTCCAGTTATCCAAGATATTAATACCACCAATACGGTAAAAAGAAATATAACTGCTAATTTTGTTTTAGGAACTGGAAACTATGGAGAGTATTCAAAAATTGGTGATTTTAGAGCCTCTGCAAAAAGTTTTTTAACTACTACGCTTAGTGTATATCCAGCCACAACACAAGGCACAGACTTTTGGGTTTCTAGTTTTAATGAATCTTTGGACGTATCTAAAGGAACATATGTATTTAATACAACTCTTATTCTTCCAGGAGAAACGGGAGGTATTTAATGCCAGCAGATGTAAAAATAAACGCACCAATAAGATTTTTAAACTGCACTGTAACAAATTTTACTTGCAGTCTTGGTCTTAATTCTAATCCTTCTGTTATGGACATACAGTTGGTGGAAGATGCTCAAGATGATTTTTTAGCAGATTCTTATGACTCAACACAAGCAACCGAAGCTGATAGAATTAAATCTATAAAAGGCGGAATAGCCTTTCTTGACGGAAATCCAGGGCATTACGATTATTTTGAAAATGGTAATTTTAAGTTTGGCGGAATAGTAACAAGTTGGAAAAGAAATCATTCTTCTTCTGGAAGATTTATAAACATACAACTTGCTGATCCGCGAATGTTTTTCAAAGACATTCCAGTTATAACCGATCATTGTCCAACATTATTTGGATCAACTGATCCTTTTAATAATTATAATGTATCAACACCCCTGTTAGATTTTTCTAACCCTATTGCAGCTAGATGGACTCTTGATGGACTACCATGGTCTAGTTTGCAAACGCATTTTTCATTGTTAACATTTAAATTTTATGGAAAAAACTATAAAGTATCTTTTGACTCATCGTTTTCTAGTAGAATTCCATGGAATTACAGAGTTCCTTTGCAAAATGCTTCATTAGATGAGTTTATTAACAGGGTATCTAGAGATAATAATATGGATTGGTTTGCTGCTTGTAATGATGATGCTGCAACTAATCCAAAAACAATAATGGTCTATGGTGTTAGGCGAGACAATCAATACAGTCTTAATGACACAACAATGACTAATTTTATAGCAGGCCTTTCTTCTAAAATATCTAATTATGAAATAGGAAGAGAGCTGAGGACCGACCCAGTAAAAGGAATATTTATTGGGGATCACAAAAGAACGTTACGAGAAGTAACATCATTAACACCAATATTTTATGTTGGCGCAGATGGTTATTTTTCCGATCAAGCGTTTATTGATTTGAGTTGCATTCACAGCGACAACTCTACGCTTTTATCTAATTTGCCATCAGTAACATTCCCGCAATTAAAGTCGCTTAGAACAGATGGCAGTGTTTCTAGTACCCAAGTTTCAGATTCCACAACTACAAAATCTCGTTCAACATCAACACGAAAAGGATATTTTGTTAACGAATATATTTTAAGAGCGGCTTTACATGGAAAAGAATCATGGGCTACTGCTGTATGGTATGGATTTAGAGAAATATATTCATCATTTAAATATAAACTTTACAGTGGATTTGATGAAGGAAATAATATATTTAATACTTCTGGAAATACAACTGTCACTATAAACAAACCTGCTTTAGTAGCAATTCCACCCAAGATGGGTATATTTGCTCCACCATTTAATAGAGAAAACCCAAGTTTCTGTGATGTTCCTACCACGATTAATACTTTTATTGGAACCCCATCTCCTGAATCAGAAGCAATAAAAGAGGCCTGCTATCAAGCCACTTTAAAAGTTGCACAAGAATATTATGGTCGCGTATTCATTGGATACATGCATGATAGTACGACAATAAATGCTATTAAAACCGCTGGTGGTCAGTATACGTATCTACATAAAAAAATACCAGTAGAATTTGAAATTTGTGACGCTGCTCCAGCAGTATCTGATCCAACTAATGATGCTTCATTTATAAATCTTCCATACATTTTTAAAAATTCAGAGTCAGGAGCTTTTAGAAGCAATGAAGGTATGTATAGACCGTATTTAACAATTGATTACGATTTTATACGATCAAACTTTGCGTCTCCAAGATTGGATAATTTTGATCCAGCATCATATTTAAAAATTAATAAAGGTGATCAATCCTCTACTTCGCAAGCAACAGATTCTAATTGTTATATTGCTAGAGCAGATATAAATATTGAACAGAATAAATTTGATCCAAGATACGTTGTTTTGACATTAAATGAGCCAATTTATGTTGGATTAGGAGCTAGAAAATATGGATCAGTTACGACATACACCGGAACAGACAGTGAAGTTCAAAACGATCCTAGGTATTTGGGTAGAACAAAAACAGCAATTTTTAGTGATGGGTGGGCTGTAAATCCGCTCACTAAAAAAGATAAAAGTGGCGGAACCCAAGAATTTCTTAGCTGGCTTTATTCTGATTACACAATAGTTACTGAGCCATTAAATGCTAATAGCAGTAACACTTGGGTTGATATAAATGGAACTACAAAAGAAATAACTGGAAAAAAATATTTAGAACTACAAAATGGTTTTGCAAAAGCTTTTCAAGAAAAAATTGGATTTGCAGAAAGGCGGTACGTTGGTATAGAGCAATCTGGTGGTGGGGTTGCTCTTACGGGGGTAGCTTTAGTAGTACCACTAAAATGGAATTTTTTAAGATATGGTCCGTTCTTTGGAACATCAGCAGATATAAATTTAAATTATAGACCAACTCAAATTTTAGAAGATACTAATCTTAATCCATGGAATTACGGAAGCGCCGCAAATATGGTCGCCGCAGGAAACATAATGGCAGATAATTCATCTGGATCCGCCTCCACTGTGGGATATGCTTCAATTACTGTTGCAGATCTACCCAACTATTCTATTGGGTATGCTTTAAAAACTGGAAGTGGTAATACAGAAGCAATAATATCAAATCTTGCCGACATTTCTTTGTCATATGGCATGAGTGGGTTTACAACAACGTATAGATTTAAAACATTTTTTGGACCAACTGGCTTCAGGAAAAAACAAGATGTTGATTCTAGTTTATATAACGCGCAAAGAATAGCAGAGGCCAAAAAAGAGTTTATTAAACTTGATGCTTTAGTAAAAGATTTTCAGCCAGAGGCTGGACGAAGATTTATCTATAATGATAGATCAAAGTCTGTTTTAAGCAGTAACATAACTTCAGGGCAAGATAAAAATACAGGTATTGATGGATCTTATTTAATGTCAAGCGCAGTTGTTGGAAATGATGGAAGACCTCTTGTGTCGCTTATTTCAGCTGGCACAATAAAAGAAACAACAAACTCCGATGTAAATATGCATAAGCAGTATGCTTATGCTGGATTAAGCGAATTATTTACACCGATTACATCTCAATATCCAGAAAGTAATCAACAAACACCATTTATAATACCAAGTATTCACGGAATACCCATTGGTGGCACTGTTGCGTTTAATGTAAAGGCACTTCCACCAAGCGTTGTAGCATCAAAGACAAATGACCCAATAGCACCGTATATAGATGCTTTTGAAGTTATTCCAATTGAGGAATTATAATGGAAATACCTAGAGACACAAATGCTTTAATACCTGGCGACAGCACTATTACTAACCCAACAACAAGACCTGTTACACAAGGAAATTCTCCAGGAACGCTTAATCCGTTTTCTGCTAGATTTATTGGGATATCAGCTCCAGTAGGAATTGCTGGGTGGGGGTATGATTTATTTGGTCGCCCTTGCCCTGGAGCAATTAGTCTAGAAAAGTTAAACGGAAAAGTAAATGCTGAAGGAACTTTGATAAAAGACTATAGTTTAACTAGATTTATAAGTGCCAACTCTGCAAATGGAACAAAATTTCCTGGAGGAGGAGAATCATCACCAGCGCATCATGTTGGTGGAATGTTAGATGTAAGATATGATCCACGACATGGTCTTTGGAGAACAAATCATTATTTTTTAGCTGAAATAACTGGTGTTGTTTCTACTGGAAATTCTGTGTTTTCCAATAGATATCTCTGGAGAGAAATTGAATTTCATAAAGTAACAGATCCAGATCCAACTACAAGATCTTTTGATACTAGTGCCACTAGTCCTTTTCCATATCCAGCCAGATCATTTGTTGACGCAAATAATGCATTAATAAATTATGCGGTTAATTTATCTGAAAGCTCATCACACCCAAGCGACAGAATATTGCATAGGATACCATCTGGCACAATCGTGCAGATGAGAACAATCAATACTGTTAAAAATTATGCTGGTGATGGAAAAGATCCATACCTAAATGATTATCAACCACTCTATATTTTTGAACAACCTGGGTATAACAGCGTGTTTTTAAAAATAGTTGGATATGATGGAACTTATCCAGCCCCTCTTTCTGAAGCTGATGGAGTTCCACCTGATGCTGCTAATTATGGTAATGGAAAAATGCAGACAAGATGGATGTATAAAGGTGTTGTTGTAACATTCAGTGGTGCAAAAATAGCAAATCCAACTAGATATTCTACGCCTTTTGGCTCATTTGTAGAAGACGATACAATACCAGCGGCCATAAGAACTGTTCAGTGCATAAATTTAATTGAAATGGGAAACCCTCCAACAAGACGAGGAATGATATGCCCAGGCGTTGTAACAGCAACAGGAAATAATCTAACCGCAGCTAATATATGGCCAGATGGCGTTCCTGGTTCTCCTGCCATAACACTTACCCCAAATACAAAGTCCTCTTATCCGAAAGGCTTTGCTATTCAGCCTATTTGCAGTGGAACAATAGTCGAGGCTAGAAGACTTACTTCACCAAATGGCGTTGTAACTTATGGGCCAGTTTATTATTTTCAAGTTCCAAATGCTCACGATGGTGGGTGTTCTAGTGGTATATGGCCTTTCTTTGGTGCTACAACCGAAAGCCCGTTTGAACCTAATACTCCAGCGCGCACTGGTGTATAATAAAATATGGCAACAGTAACATTTTATGCTAATGAAAGCGTAGGCGCAATAAATAGCGGAAGCCAGAACATGAACGGTTCTGGAATAGGATTTTTTGGTAATGGTGGAGCTTTTGCTAGCGTTAGAATAAATGAATATCAGGACAGAACATTTATATGTGATGCTGGTGGAACTACAGTTGGTGCTGAAATTGATAATGTAAAATACGTTAATTCAACTGGAGCTTTAATTAGCAGAGGCGGCACAACAGATGCAACACTGTGGATTAAAAATATTCCAAATTACAAATCTACATTAAATATTAGATTTGATCACACAAGCGCTGTAAGAACTCAGAACGCTAAAGTTCAGATCTATGATAGATCTAGCATTAATAACCCTCCATCTGGAGTAATTTGTCAAGTTTGTGAAATAGTACATCCAGAAACATCACAAGCTGTTGCTGGATCTGGTTCATCTAGCTGGACTGCCTGCAGCGGCTCGACATCATATGTTAATCTAATTGCTAGTCCTGGATCAAATGGACTAAGACCGTCTGGATCTAATACCACTGACACTCAGCATGATTGGTACATTGGTCTATCAGCAACACCAACTGGCGTTGGATCACAAACAAATTTTGGTATATATTTTACAACTGAATACCTGTAATGGTTGCAGCACCCACAACCACTCTTAGATATCAGACATCTACTGCGAATTTTCCATTTTCTGCAGGAGACGCATTTGGTTTTGGGGCTGCCAACATTAATGGTGTTTTGCAATATCAAAAAATAGGTGAGTATCAAGATGTAACTTTTTCCGCTGGAACAAAGGGCGGAATAGGTATTTCAAAACAAATTAATAATGTTAAATATCTAACATCTTCCACTGCTGCTGTTGGCGCTCTTTCCATTAGCACAGCACCAACATTAAATTTAACTAATATACCAAACTATTGCGCCTCTTTAAATCTTAGAGTAACTAGTGTTCCAACTATCCGAATAAACAAATGTAATTTATATTTTCATACAGGGCAGTCTAGTGGAGTTTCTCCTGCACAATTTGATATAAAATATTTTGAGTGTTTTCATGTAAGCACTAGTACTGGCGTTGCTGGTTCTGGATTAACGTCTTGGGGGACAATTGCTGCTTCATCTAACAGTTCTATACCGCTACGAGGAAATCCTGGTTTATCAGGAGTTAATCCATCTGGAAGTACAACCCCTGGAACACAACACGACTGGTATATTTGTTTTTCAGCAACTCCTGTGAGAACATATTCTGCTGCTTCATTTAATATTTCGTGTATGATAGAATATGTGTGAGGGTGTTTAAATGGAAGACAATGGTTGGATAGAATACAGAAAGTTAGTAATAAGTGAACTCCAACGATCCAATGATCGCCTAACTCGTATTGAATCAGATGTTACAGAAATAAAACAGCGTTTGGCCGTTTTGCAAACAAAAGTTTATTTTGCATCTAGCACATTGGCGTTTCTTATTTCAGCAGTAGTTGGAATAATAACGTCCGCAATAAAGGTATAATAAATGTCATTAGAAAAACTACTAAAAGCTCTTGCTTCATCAATAAATACTAGACAAGAAATGCGCGATATGGAAGATCGCCCAATCCCAAGAAAAAAATGCATGTGTTGTGTTATAAGAACAACCAATGCTGATGGTAGCGTAGCAAGCGAATTTTGGTATCAAGCAACAAATAATGGCTCTGGCTATTCATGTGCATGGTCTATTTCTGGATCACCAAAGAAAAAGTACTGCGACGAGTGTGGTTATTTGGCTGGACAAAGAGAAAGAGGCCCATCTGTAGTAGATGATGCCCCTCCTATCACAAGACCTGGTCTTGGATAAAATTTAAACTTGACATCCAACAAACATTTTTACAATAATTTGTTTGCAAATTGATTCAATCACATAAGCTTCAGCAATAGTTAAACGGTGACCAGCCCAAAAACGCTGGTCTCCTTTCTTTGAACTAATTTCAAAAGCAAAACCATCATCAAGCTTATACATCTTCATAATTACATTTCCAGATTTATTCTGATGAAAGAAGCCCTTACCCTTTCCGCTTTCATCAGACATACCAAGGAATGATTTTCTTCCCGATAGCACACATGCTATTTCAGCAACTTCTTCTGTATCTAATTTTACTGTTTCCGAATCTTCCTTCCATGAAAATCTGTTATTTCCATCAGAGTCTTTTGATGGTTCTTGTTTTGCAACAGTAAGGAAGAAATTGCAAGTTTTGGAATTCCACTCCCATGAAGAAGCGCATCCTTTAGTGCTATCTTTCATGTTTGGTTTATAAATTTTATAAGATGGGTTATATGACATTAGAAAATTACCTCGCCTTTAATTTGTTCTGGTATAGTCTGACCACCATTTTCAGGCCCTCTGCTAAAAGTATTTAGTATATTGATCACTTCATGAGATTGCTTATACGTCAAAGTATGAACGCTTTCTGTTTCAATTCCACAGAATTTAATAAGCTTTCTTTGATCTACTCCCATTCTGTTGCACATTGTATTAATTGCAATCTTTGCGCTATCTGATATTGGTTTATTCTCATCTATTGTTAGTGGATCCATATCCTCTCTAGATACTCCTTGATTAACTTCCTCTAGAGCATATACCCTGACTAATCCAAGAGCCTTACGTAGAGCGCGGGCTTCTGCCTTGGTTGATGCAGTAGCTACAGAAGCATTGCAATAAGGGAATGGGGTGTTGTCTGGATTAACATCAAAAACATCCGATACATACTCATCTCTTGCTGAAATAATCCCATGTCGTTTAAATTGAATGCTGCATCTGACTGTAGCAGTTCGATCTGAAATAGTTGGAGACTTAATCACATCAATATCTACCGATGTAATTCTTCCAATTAGCTTTTTAAAGATTCTTCGTAGACCATCACATGTAGGCATTCCATCTTTACATTCTTTATCTGTCAGTTGTGAAATTACATAGTCAGACCACTCTGGATCTGTTTCATCAATTCTCTTTGAGCCATCTTGAGATATAACTTCGACAGCAGGGGATACATTTTCTGCTTCAGATATCATCGCTTCTAGATCACTGATTTCTAGATCTGAGATCAGTGCCTCACTTTTTCCTAGTTGTACCAAACGTTTAATTAATGGTTTCTTGCTTTTTCGTGGCATAATTTATTAGTCCTGTATAATCCTCAGCTGATTGTGGCAATGCAACAATTGATCTTCCATAGTTTTTTGATATCGTTGATTCAAAAAGAGATTTGAAGAATTGGTTTGGAAAAACAATCAAGTCGCACATCTTAAGATTATATTCTGACGTTTTAACTTTTTTAGTGCATGAATAAATATCACGAGCAATCCATATTACTGGCCCTGAAAAATTTATTTGAGACGTAACATCTTCTAGGGCATCATATGAAAAAACAAATGTTGGTCCAGTTATAGAACCAATATATTGACTTGTAAACAAAGATGTCGAAGGAACTGATAAAACTTTGTTATCGCCTCTTGTAAATAAATTAAAAGAAACAGCTTTATCCTTACGTTGTGATATAGCCACATTTATTTCATAATATTGTTGACTCATACACTCATCAAATACAAAGTTTACATTTCCCCTCTTGTATAGAGATCCGACAAAAAAAGTATCCGATATACAATCCTCGTTCATTTCTACTGTCATTTTATCTCCTGAGCATTGAATGCTCTCTAGCAATATCCTTACCATCAGCTGTTAGTGTTTTATTTTGGCCGTGATTATAATATCTAAAAAGAGGTGCTGGTATTCTTAGACACATAAAATTTGCAGCAGATATTCTTAGCCAGTAATCATAATCTTCAATAAGTTTTATAGATTCATTAAATAATCCAATGGTGTTTACGACTGATCGTTTAATAAAAGAATTTGTTGACACAATGCATTCGTGTTTTAAAATTTCCGCGTTGAAATCAGGTTTTGCGTTATAAAGAGTTTTATCTGGAAATATCTCAATATAATCAGAATATACTAAACCAACTTCTGGAGCCATCTCTAGATATTTAATACTTATTTCTGATTTCTGAGCGTGGTATTCATCATCTGCGTCTAGAAAGCCTATGTATTCACCAGATGATTCAACAATACCAGCGTTTCTAGCACTTGCTGTTCCACCATTTGACTTTTTAATAAGTCTTATGTTGTGATCTTGAAATTTTGAAATCAATGATTGTGCTACGAGCAATGAGTTGTCTTTACTGCCATCATCTACAATAATTATCTCAAGTTCAGATTTGTCAATTGTTTGTTGTGTTGCGCTTGAAACAGATCTTTCAAGAAGATGTCCTTGGTTATAGTTGGGGATTATTATAGAGCATTTTATCATACGAAAGCCAACCTTTTGTTATCAGTATTAAATAGTTCTTCCATCATTATATCTTCATAAGATGATATCTTAAATGCACCATACTGTGAAAAACCATGGCGTTCTGATCTATGCAGTATCTTATCATTATTTATCTCAAGCGATTTTTCTAATTTATCGATTTTATCACCATTATTATCACCAATCCATATGAAATGCTCATGTGGTGAATTTTTGTATTGCATCTTTGGGTTTTTTAAATACTCATGCCATACCAAATAGATTGAAGATTCTATCCTCTCATCAAGCGTATCCATTTTTATGGTTTTATAAAAATCTGGCAATATTGTAATAAATCTTACGTTTTTATATTCGCCATACAGCTCTTTTTTACAATCCATTTCATTTCCTGATAAACCAATATCCACAAATAAATACTCGTGGGAATCTTTAATCTCAATATTTTTTCGACACTTTGCATTAAAAGTTCCAAAGTTCATTGGACCATCTCTATGCTCTTTTAGCAGAACACAGACCACACACTTCATTGCTTAACTGCCTCCATATTTACTACCCACTGATATGGACCATACCAAGTTTTTGTCACAGAAAAACCAGAAGATTCCAAGGCTTCTTTTAAAGAATTTTGATCAAGATAAACGTGATACCCACCAAACATACTATTAAATCCTGGAGTGTCTATTACTCCATACGCTAAAGCATTTGAAGCCCCCACAACATCAACTATTTTTATTTTTAAAACACATCCAGTGTCTGAAAATTGAGACCACGAATCAATTGTTTCTTTAATTGTGGCTTTAGTTTGTTCTAAAGCCCCTGGATGAGAAACTATCTCAGTAATTTTTCTACCATTGATACTTTTAATTACATAATCTTCAACCAATTGGTCTGTCTTTATGCCATTTCGTCTTTCTAGATTTATGTAGCCATCTAGATACGCCTCACCATGATTTATATTAATTTTCATAAAATTCCTTCAATCCTTTTGTTATAAGCCAAATCAAACACAGCATTCCAGCTGTTTGCGAAATCATCTATATTGTAGTTTTGAACTATTCTTTCTCTGCAATATCCGCCAATATTAACGGAATATTCTTTGTCATTGCATATCTTGACAATTTGATGAGCCAAATACTCAAGATTATTAGAACAAATAGAGTCATTATTTATGATTGATGGCACTTCCTGATTAGCGGTTGAAACACAGGGTGCGCCACAAGACATGGCCTCCATTAATGACATTGGAACTGGTGATAATCTTGATGTATTTAAGTAACACGAGCAATTGTTAATTGCTGAAATCAAATGGCTTTCATTGGCCATTGGAGTACTGATCCCTGGATTATCTCCAATAAGCGCAAACTTTATGGATGGATCAATACCTTCAACAATTTTTTTAATTGTTTGCCATTCTGTATATCCACAGAATTGATCTCTTTGAGCTAGAGCATTCACAATATACAAAACATATTTTTCTTTTTGTGGATCTTCTTTGCTGTTCCATCCAACAAAATCATTGGTTCGTATACCATGTTTTACAACCACAGCATTTTCAATACCCCAAGATTTTTTGTTATGTTCTGTGATAAAAACATTTATATCGGCTTTAAAAGACATCATAGCCTTTAATGTTTTATCATCCCAATTTTTAATCTGTGGCTCTATATGCTCTAGATGAACTATTGGAAGACGAAGGGCCTTAGCTATTTCGGTAGCAAATTGTATTTGACCAAACCTCTCTTGAGACAAAATAAAATCAATATCATATTCTGTATCTGATATCGCATTGTACTCATATGTATGTGGTGGAAGTGGTTTAAATCTTCTATCCCACTGTTTGCTACCATTACCACGATTTAGTATATAAAAATCATGGCCTGTAGCAAGCGCCAAATTTGTTTGATAAGCCTCGTGAGTGGCAAATGTTAATATTTTGTATTTATTTTTTGGCTTTCTATTTATCTTGTTTGCTAATGTTATTAGTGGATTCATTTTGTTCTTAATGCCTTCATTAGTTTTGGCCCAACTGTCTCATATGAAAATTTATCTACCATTTTTGAGTAATTATTTATTGCAATTTGTTTATATTTTCCTTCTACTGCAGCTCTCATTTTTTGCATCATTTCCCATAGGGAACCCTCCATCCACCACTCATTGTGTGAATATAGACCAGGAACTATTGCCGTTTTTGACATGGCAAATACTGGTTTTTTAATCATTGATTTTACTGTAGGCTCATAATCCAAATCAAACATTTTTGAGATACCATTCCAATGTGTTGCTATTACTGGCTTTTTAAAAGAAGCGGCATCAAATGCTGGAATGCATTCACCCTCTCCTCTTGACGCAGTAACATAGCAATCAAAGTGCTGATGCATACCAAGTATCTCATTGTCAGATAAAACATCTGTCAGGATTACGATTTTTGGGTAGTCTTTTTCGGCCCTTCGTATTTCTGATTTAATAGAAGATATTGCTTCTTTAATATGAGCTAGTGATTCACTAGGCCCTTTACCATCAACATAAGTCTTTATTACAAGAGAAACGTTGTCTCTTGCGGAAAACTCTGATAAAAAAGCCGTTACTGTGCTTGCAATATTCTTTCTATATGAGTAGTCAGAGATAGTATAAAATTTATAAGTATCTTTTATTTCATCAGGTATTAAAGGAGCTTTGTAATCAACAGAATATTTTGTAAAATCATTTGGGCGTGTAACCTCTGTTAATATTGATTTTACTCCAGACTCTTTGGCTGCTTGTATTTGGTCGTTTGTTGTCATCCAAATATCATCCATCAAATTACAAGAGTATTGCCACCCTGAAGATTTAAAAGAACTGCTTTCCCAATAAAATAGACCAATATTCCTAACTCCAGCAATTCTTACAAAACTATTTGGTATTGTTTGTTGTATAACCACATCAACACTATCAAGGTCATTTCTAACAGATATATCTTTATCAATGTTGATTGGTCGTGAGTTTAAAGTAAACCAAACCGGAACAACATCAGCCCCTTGTTGCGACAAACATTTTATGAAATCTCGTGCAGAATTTCCATATCCAGTCCCATCTCTATATACTGATAAATATGCTATTTTCATAATACTGTTGTATTCCTGTTGTTTATGGGCTGTCGTGTCTCGGTATTGATTAAAAATCTATGCTGCTCAAACATATTTCTGTCATGTATTTCTTTTTGAATTATATTGTTTAATTTATTAATATCAATATCACTGTTTTGTGTTGCAAGATTTTTATTCATTACATCAGAAATATTTGCCATCTGGAACGGTGTTTTTTGCATTGTTCCAGGAGTGAAATATTGTGAAGCAATTTTACATATTGTTGCGTTATCTGTTCTATTGTCAGCTTGAAGATTAACATATTGATTTATTTTTGGTGGTGCAAACCATCTGAAAGGATTTTTAATTTCTATAGAATCAAATATTCTAGACCATTTTTCAGCAAATCCATCGCTAGAATGCATTTTTACCGCAGTATCACGAGCCAACTCAGACATCAAGTTTCGTTTCTCTGATGACTCTTGTAGATAAGATGTAATTAATTCAGAAAGGTGTGAATCATCTGGTATTGCTCTTATTTGACTTGTCTCACGTATAGATTCCTGCCTCCATCCAGATATTCTTACTTGCCCATATCCACCACCCAGTCTAGCTAATTCATATGGCGCTGCATAATCTACCGAAATAACAGTAACACCACAAGCCTTTGCTTCAATTATTGGTATTTCTAGAGCGCCAGCAACACTGTGCTGAACGTAAAGATCTGCAATGTTATATATTTTAGCCAATTCTTCACGCGAAGAACCATTGGATGTATTAGCCATTGCACATGATTTTTGACCACACTTTTCGCAATACTTTCTGTCGCCAGAATAAAATCCTGGAATAGACTTTTTACAAATTTGACAATAGTACGTAACAATAACTCTTGAACCAACACCGTATCTAATAATTTCTTTTGGTATATCAAAGCCACAGTCAGGATTACCTGTATGCAAATACAAATATGTTTTATCTGCGATTTCAGAAAGACCCTGTTTATACAGGCTATCTATTGAGTTTGAGAAAGCTTTAATCAACCCAGGAAAAAGTTTTCTTGGTTGGTTTCTCATCACAGTCATTATTATATTAGCATCTTCATTTATACCATATTCCGACCTAATGGCTTTTTTATCCATTGGTTTAAATATTTCCAAATCCACTCCAGGCATAGTGTTTAATGAGCAAACATTGAGTTTACCATTTCCATACTTTGAAAGAACGCTAATTCCCCAATCAGTGTACGATGTGAGCAAATCAACCGTAGATAATGTTGATAGCCATTCGTCTCTTGGAGGCTCAGAGTCTACACATACAGACCATATGTATGTATAGTATGGTCTTGATGGAGACTTAGTTATGAACTCATCGTGCCAATAATCTCTGTAAGAGAAAACAATATCTGGTTTAAACTCATTTACCGCCGCTTCAAATCTTAAAGATCCAAATTGTGCTGTGTTGTATTCTTGTTGAAATTTTTGCATCTCAGCAGTATTTGTCTGAGATGGTATAACTGGAAAAACTTTCCAAGGAAGAGTTTTAACTCTAGGATCATCATCAGATACATATGATGCTAATTCTGCCACTTCATATTTTCCAGATTTATGCAGCCTAGAAAGAAGATCATAGGCCATAACAGAAAAGCCTGTATTTAACAGGCTAAACTCACTAACCAAAAGTATTTTTTTCTTATTGCTCACCGGTTGTAAACCCTTTAAATTTACCAAGGTTTCGTGAAGCCTTAGTCGTTTTTTCAAGCTCAATCATTATTTCTTCCGCGAGATCATCAAGAAGGCCAGGAGCCTGTAGCAAACCCCTAGCCTTCAAGATCTCAAGAATTTTTAGTATCTTGATCGATGACATTAGAATGGAATGTCTTCAAGATTCTTTTCGCTGCTCTTTGAAGAGCCGATCTTCTTGGAAGTCTTTACTGTAGACTTTTCAGAAGATTCTTTTTGCTCAGAGCTTCTTCTCTGTAGGAACTCAAAATCTTCGATGCTAACAAGAATCTTGCTTCGCTTTTCGCCGTCTTTATTTTCCCAATTTTCCTGCTTCAGGTGACCTTCAACTAGAATTGGGTCAGCCTTCTTTACATATTCGGCAATTACACCAGCTCTTGGACCCCACATTTCACAATCAATGTATGTGGTATCCTCCTTCTTCTCACCAGACTTTGTGGTATAACGTCTGTTGATTGCCATTCGAAAACGAACGACGCTGTTATTATCACCAATCTCTTTTAGTTCTGGATCAGTTACCAGATTACCAACCAATACGACTTTATTGAAATTTGACATGTTTTACCTGTGTTATATTCTAGAACGATTATTTTGTTTTTTAACCAATCAATTAATTTCTATCAAAGATTCTACGCACCATCCACTGCCTGTACCTTTTATTGTTAACTCATACTTTCCGTCCTTTCGAATTTTATTTTTATGTTTGGCATATGAAGTTGGAAACATTACCATTCTTATACTGCCTGATGAATCCGCAAGATTTAGCTGACACATTTCTTGTCCAGGGTTTTCACCCTTCTTAGTAACTGTAAATTCAACGTCAATTATTGAGGCTATTACTCTTTTATTTACTCCGCGATTATTTCGCAACATCTTATAACAATCCTTGCAAGTAAAGTCAGTCATGTCTTTGTATATATCAACAGCGCTGCATGTCATAGATATACCAAGCAATTCTTTTTCACTTGTAGCCTTCCAATCAATCATGTCTTCTGCTTTGCTATCAATAGCCTCAGATTCTGATTTTACAATTGGCTTTCTAGCTTTTGTGCTAACTTTATCAGCACAATCTATCATTGCTTTTTTAACATCATCAATTGAGTTACCAGAATTAAGATTTTCTAGTACAAATTTGATTTCACGCGGAGTTAATTGAGCTAGAGCAGTTACGACATCAATCATGCTTTTTCTTGAAAGACCATATGCATCACAAGATCCTGATTTAATAAGCGATTCTACGCCAAGAGACCTAATGGAATCAGACTCTCTAAATGACAAAGTTAAAAACTCTGAGAATGTTTTTGGTCTATTGTTTTTTACAACAGCCCAATCTTTTTCTCCAAATTGCTTAATATGACTAAGACCATAAATTATTGACTTCTTTCCATCTTTTTGTAATATCTTAAAGTCTTTTGATGACTCTGCTATAGATGGTGGTAAAATATTTATTCCAGACATCTTGCCTTCATTGATCATATCATGCAATTCTTCTCTAGGCTTTTGACGAGCTTTGGAGTATGTCAGATAAGTGCAATAAAACTCGTACGGAAAGTTCGCTTTGAGATAGGCTGTGCGATATGACCAAACCGCATACTTCTTTGCGTGTGCATCATTAAATGCGTATCTTCCTGCACTTTCAATCATTGAAAAGAGCTTGTCGGCAAGTTCAAGAGTTTTGCCGTTTTTAATACAACCATTGACAAACTTCTCTCGCAATTCACCAATTACCTTATAATCTTTCTTGCCAATGCCCTTTCTTAGTTTATCGACTATTACTAGCCGATCAATGTATGGCATATCTTTCCAAGCAATTTCACCACCGAATTTCATTAATTGCTCCTGATAAATCAGGACGCCCATTGTTGGATTAAGTATTCTGTCAACATCTTCATCGCCAAATTTATTTGGTGGTTCAATGCCATTTCTTACACGAGAATACATCTCAGTCATTCCCGATTCAAGACACGCTGGTCTGATTAGTGCTAGAACAGCGCTTAGTTCATTAATATTTCGTGGCTTGATTTTGGAAGCCCACTGTTTTCCTAGCTCGCTTTCAAGCTGAAACACCCCTCCAGTATTACCAGCTTGAATTAGCTTCCACGCTTTTTCATTTTTAAAACTTATGTTGTTGATGTCAAGCATTGTTTGTTATTTTAATTTTAGGTCTTATCTTAAAGTTCATGAACGACATATATCGCTTAAACATTTCTGCAGTTATTTTAACGTCCTCAATAGCATCGTGAGTGTGTGTTTCGCGCTTCATCCCAAGCAATTCAGCATAGGTATCAAGCCTATTATTTTTCAAATTGTCTCTTCCAAATATTGAGAAAAGAAGTGGCATCATGTCAAGTTTAATGTTTGACCACGGGCAATCATTTCTACCAGAAATAATCTTATATTTTCTCATCCAATACTCAACAAATTTATCATCAAAACCTGTATTGTTAAAACCAACCACTATTGGATAGTTCCATGGATTTTCAGATGGATTTGAAATTGCCAAATACTCCTTGAATTTACGCAGCGCTGTCTTTGGATGAACACCATTTTCTCTAGCCGAAGTCCATAATTTGTCACCAATGACTTCTATCGCTTTGGCATCGGCCAATTCAGGACTTTGCGGTTGTATGACGATTGAAAATGGTGGAATCGTTTTTGAAATTTCGTAATCGGAATAATTAAGGGTCACTGCAGCTATTTGTACTATTTCTGCACCATTTTCATAATCAAGACCGCTTGTTTCAATATCATAAACAACGAAGTTCCTCTTGTTCATATCTGATTGTAGGATTGGTGTATATTAGTATTGATGGATCATCGCACTAAAGTTATTAAAAAACATTTAAACGCTGTCGCAAAACAAGTGGTTGTTCCGCCAACACGTATGCGAGCTGATGACCCTAATATGCCTCTTGAAACACTTGAAAGCTATAACTCAACACCACCGCAACCATCACAATGGCAATTTGATATACAAAAATTTGTATGGGAGTTTTATAACGGCGGCTATAGAGTCAGAGCTTATCTTATAAGGTGGATGATTAGCATAGGAATTCCAAAAACATTGGCTGAAAGATTAGTTGTAAATTTAACTTTAACTTTAGACCTAGTTTGGGAGCTTGGTTATTGGATTATGTATCCTGAGACCACAAATTTACCAGAGGAAATATGGAGTGTTTTTGTTGGGGAATTAATAAGTATGATAAATCCAGGACCTCCAAACGACATTGATGATGCCATATGGAGTGTATTTAATTATTTTAAAAATAAGGGAGTGTTTTTCCTTGGGGATGTTTTCTCTGCATATAAGAGAGGTTGGACATTCGCCCAAATAATAGCTTGGTTAAAATTCTTAATGGAAAACAATTCAGATTATCAATATTATTGGCCAGATACTCCACAAGAGGCACAAGAAACAATAGATCTCTATAGAGATCTAGAACCAGGTAAATAATGTCCATAGAAAGATCAATACAAAAATTGTTAGCTGTGGTTGGACCACCAACTGTGAACACAAACTGCGATAAATTATTTAATGGTGATGAAAGAAAACCATATGTCAAATCTACAGATATTTGTGATGCTGTACGACAATCGTACCCATTACCAACATTCAAAGAGTGTACAAAGTTAAAACAAAATAACACTAAAAAGTGTACAGATAATGATATATTTAGAGGTACAGATGGTTGGCAGAACGCCGTTGTGATGACCCCAGTTAAAGTAACACGATTATGTGAAAAATATGCACAAAGCATTTTAGCCGCAACCAACACAGCGGTTCTAACAGATGCTCAAAAAACGCAAATACTTCAGAATGCTAAATGCGGTTGCTATGACTTTGCACTTTACACTCAAGCGGCTGGGAACAACAATAGACCAACATCTCCAACTATAGGAAGTACCCAAGATCCTTTGGGAGTTTTATATCCTGGACAAGTTGATAAGCAAATCATTCTTGCCTTTTATAAGGGATGTTCGATATCTCAAATATATGAAATGTGCAAAACAAAAGATGAGATCTTAGCTGCAAAAAATTTGGCCTGCGGTCTTCCAAATCCCAACCCATCGCCACAATAATAACTAGTTACTAACCGATATAATACTTTTTTCAATGTCAGCTGGCACTTTGTTAAACCTTCCCTTCAAGGAGGGTTTAATTTTTGATAGAACTATTTTGTTCTTTTCAATTGAGGCCCCATACCACTTTCCAGTTTTACAAAGCAGCAAATATTTATAAAGTATTGCAGCTGCCTCTTTTTTATATTGATTTATGTCAATTGGAAGATTAAAATCTTTTATTGTCTTTATTGTGCGTCTTTCGCAATTAAGTTCGCACATTATAGTTTTGCGGGTGTAAATCTGCCGCAGTCTTTTATTATAGTTTGCTTTTCCTGACTCTAGCATGGAAAGGTGGTAGTACGAATCACCACCGTTTCGCATGCTAGTGTCTTTATATGTTTTATCGCCTTCTATCCATTGCATCATGTGGGAGTATTCGTGGGCCAATACAGACACCCATTCAATTTTAGTTTTTCCACCAGAAGCAACAACTAAAAGCTTTCTTTTATTATCGTCATAAAAATATCCAGAGCACAGAGATGTCTCTCCTGGGCCTCGGACATTTTTTGATTTACTTATTTTTAATTTTACGCCGTGCTTTCTAGCAACAGCTTTAACGTGTTTGATGAAGCGAGCGATGTTTTGATCTGCCTCTCTCACATCCTATAATACACTTGTGTGAAAGTGCACCAAGTTTAAAACTCCACATACTTAAAGTTTCTTTTCTAGAAGGTGTATTAAAACTAGCATGACAAAGATCAAGATAAAAAACTCCACAACAGCATCTGGAGTGCCAATAAGCGGAAGTTTATTACAGGGTGAGCTAGCAATAAATATCACAGATAAACTGCTTTTTGTTGGAAACGCAGCTGGAAATCCAATCCAAGTAGGTGGCGCTTTTACTTCAGCAGCCACTGGGAGTATAAGTGGCATTTCAATTAATTCATCTTCTACACCAGCTGTTCTTGGTCTTCAGACAAATGTTTTTGTGAGTGGAGCTTTGCATGTTAGTGGTGTGATAGCACAATCACCAGCTTCTCTTAACCTGTATGCTTCAGAAGACCCCGTAACAAATCTGAGTCGTATGATTAATATGAAATCGTACGGGAACAATTATGGTGAAATAAATGTTACCGATGGGGGTGTTTTAAGTCTTTCGAGCACGTCAAATATAATAGAGCTTCGCCCATCGGGTGTTTCTACTGTACAGTTAGACAGCTCAGCAAGCACAGGATATATATTTCTAACACCAACCAATATTTATATAGGGGGATCGTCTGCTGTTACAACATTACCTGGTGGAATTATTTCTACCACCACCACAAGTGGTATCTTGTTTAACGATACAGCTCTGCGTGTAAACATTGGTGGTGGAGCAAGTGGTGTACAGATCGGTCACCCCACTGGCACCGTTGTGATGGGTAACATCGCGGTGAACAGCGGAACCATTTCAACAACCGCTTTGGCTGGTGATATATTTAACGCTGCAGCGGTAAGAATAAACATGGGCGCTGCCGCAAGCGGTGTTAAAATAGGACACGCAACAGGCGTAGTGGTTGTTGGTGACATTGCCGTAAACAACGGAGCAATTACTACCACGGCGGCTACTGCAACGCTGTTTAATGCTACAGCTTCTCGCGTAAACATCGGCGCTGGCGCAAGCGGTGTACAGATTGGTCACCCAACTGGAACAGTTGTGATGGGAAACATTAGTGCTACTGGATATGTTTCTGCGGCGAGTGGATATCGTCTCACATCTAGTGCTGTAAATACACAGACTGGAACTACTTATACGCTTCTTTCTACTGATGATGGAAGAATAATTACAATGAATAATGGATCTAGTA